GCAATCTCACATTCATGTCGCTTATCTTGTTGGAGATTTTTGCGAATTCTGTAACTTTGGTTTCCACTTTTGAGATTTCTTCTAACAAGTCGGACAACCCCGTCTGTAACTTCGTAATAGTGTTTTCTTCGTGTGTACATTTTTCTGCCTTAAAAGTATCGTCAATCTGTTGTGTACAAGTTGGACAATTATTATTGTTTTTAAAAAACTCTAATGTTTTCTTGTGTGATGATAAATTAGTTTCAATCTTTGTTTCTAACTTTTGTAATTTCTGTAACTTAATTTCATCTGATAACTTGTCTTTTACCCTTTCTTTCTGTACGGCTATTGATTCATTCAATTCTTGTATTTTTCTTTGATAATTAGTAGAATCTACTGTATTTTTACCTAGTATTTTTTGTTTGTGTGTCTGGAAGTCATTTCCATGCGTTTCCAAAGACTTTAGATGTTTCGCTTCAGTTTCATATTTGGTCTTAATTAGGTCGCATTGGTGACGCACCTCCACCAACTTTTTTTGGAGGTCTGACTGCTGAGTTCTTAAAATCAAGTCCATCAGCCCAAAAACTCGTATGTCCAAGATTTCTTCAACAACTTCTCGTCTGTACCTTGGTTTCATCTTCATAAACGGCTCGTAAGATGAAGAACCTAACATCACAACCTGAATAAACGACCTGTAATTCAGTTTCATAATATTTTGTTCTAAGTATTTTTGATAGTCAATACTACTTGCATCTTGGTTGAGTAACTTATCATTCTGATAGATTTCAAATAGATTTGGTTTGATACCTCGTCTGATTAGATAGTTCTTTGTGCCTACTGTAAACTCAACTTCAACTAAAGTTTCACCGTTGTTAATAGTGTTAACCATTTGTTCTTTCTTAATGATACGAAATGGTTTATTAAATAAGACAAAACATAAAGCATCAAGTAAAGTAGATTTACCTGAACCATTAGAACCAACGACCAATGTTGTAGCCGATTTGTCTAATTCTATTTCGATAGGTTGATTGCCTGTAGATAGAAAGTTTTTATATCTTATCTTTTTAAATATTATCATTCACTAGCTTCCATATATAATTCTTTTGCAAAAGACTTCAATTTTTGTTTATCTAAATCTGTTTCAACATTGTCAATGTAGTTATTTAAAAAAGTTAAAGTGTCTTCACCTTGTTCTAATATATCTTCTCTAACAGTAGAATTAATATCAGCTGGGTCTTCAATAATCTGTAATTCATGTACATTGATTGTGTTATAAAATCTTTCAACAAAGGCATTATACACATTATCATCTGTCTTATTAGATATAAACATTTTAACAAAACAATTATTATATTCTGAAATATCAAATGTTTTATAATCATTTTCTTTATCGTTATAAACTATTTTTTTAAATATGTTTTTAGGATTAGATACTCTTTCTATTTCTCTTGTATCGGTATCAAAGATGTGAAATCCTTTTGGACAATTATAATCTGACCAAGTCATTTCGTATTGAGTGCCCAAATAGTGAATACGGCCATCATCTGATTTCTTATGAAAGTGACCAGATAAAACTTTTTCAAATTTTATAAATTGAGATTTTTCTAATCCGTGTTCATTAAAGTGGCCAGAGTGCATCTCAAAGCCTTTAACTTCAAGGTGACCCATACATATAGGTGAAGTGGAATTATCAATAGCATATATACTGTCATCATAATTATCATCACAAATCCAAGGAAGAAAAAGTATGTCAAGGTCGCCAAAGTTAACATCAGCTGGTCGAGTATAGATTTTAGCCGTTTTACTAATGTTGAGGTTTTGTAAAGCATTTACTTCGTTTGTATTTTTGTAATAAGTATCATGGTTACCAATAATGATATGTGTATCAATATTTAGTTCATCTAACCTATCCCAAAACTTAACCTTAAAGTTATGAGCTGTATTATGGTTTATAAATTTTCGTCTGTCAACAACATCACCTAAATGTATAAGAGTATCAATCTTGTTTTCAATAAGATACGGAAAAAACAAATTATCGTAAAAATGGTTTTGATACTCTAAAAAAGCAGGCGAATCATTGCGACAACCGAAATGTGTATCATTCAGTAGCGCTATCTTCATTAATAAAATATTCCAAAGTTGATTTCGGTTTCTTTTTAGTTTTCTTTTCTTTTTTAGTTGGTTCTTCTATAGTTGTATTCTTTTGTAAGAATTCTGTAAATTGATTTGTAAATTCTCTTTCTTCTCCTGGTTGTAAAGTCATATCATCATAATTAGCTTCCATAATCATCTTTTGTTTAATCGTTACTTGCTTTTTCTCTTTTTGTATCCTTCTAATAAAAGCGTAATAGATGATTTGTGTAAAATAAGCAAATGGATTATTTGACTTTTCAGGATTAAAGTTATCCAAATATTGTAAACAATTCTCAATACCATCACTAATCATATCATCTCTAAATGTGTAATTAATAAAATTAGGACGATAAGATAGGTGATTGGCTATCTTTAGAAAACAACTGCCAATGTAATCCGTAACAAGAGGTTTTGGTTGTTTCTTCTTCTCAGCCAATGCTACTGATTTCTTGTAGTCAATCATGGCTGCCAAAAACTCTTTGTTATTTACATAATGTGGTTTTTCAGTTTTTTTATTCATAGTATTCATAATACACTATAACTCCATATTTGTCAATGCTGGTTTAATCAATATACCATTCTGTTATTTCTTCAACGGCAGCTTTAAATGGTGTAAGTTTTTTATGTTTTGTTGTTTTTGATACTTTCCAACCTAACTTAAAGTGATTGCCTTTAAAAGCGCCTCTTGGTTTAGAGAATATCCAAACAACAACTAATGTAAATTGTATTCTCCATAATAAATTTTTCATTTTTTATCCTACGCTTGACTCTTGCCTTTTTCTGCGTATAATAGCGGTGTCCGCCTTTGAGAAACAGATACCTAATACCTAGTGAAATGTAGGTTCGTCATCTTCGAATTGGTCAAAGATTTCATTAACTTTTTTATTTTCATCATCATTTAATCTTTCTTGTTCATAATTTAATTTTTCTTTAGGGGCAATTTTCTCTACCATATTATAATCTTTAATAATATTCACATAAGACCTTTTCATCTCTTCCGAGGCATTAGTAATTGTCATAATTTTTGTTTTTGGAATAGTTACCACAATATCAGGCGTATAGGCCGCCCATTTAACAAGAGCTACATAATCTCTAAAACCTTGTGGTGTGAGTTGTGGAATATACTTAACTTGTAATGGTTTAAGTAATCTCAATAATTGATGTTTGTCTGGAAATTGTTCCTTTGGAAAAGAACAAACAATATCATCACCGTTCTCTAACTTTATTATTTTTATATTATCTGTTACTTGGTGCATATTTACTCCAAACTAAAATCATAGTTTACTACGATTCTTTTTTGATAATTTATTGGGTTATTACCAGAGTGTACAATATCTCCTTTAAAAAATACTGCTCGGCCTTTTTTAGGGCTTACTCTAATAATTTCACCTTCTATATTATTTATGATATCTAAATGTGTCATATCTCCGTCAACATCTTTTTTAGAGTTAAATAATACAGTATCTCCGTCACTATCTTCTGGATAATAAATTAATGAATAATATTTTCCTAAATAACCTTGCAAATCAATATGTGGAACATTATAATTTTCATTAATATGATTAGGATATTGTAATGTTTTTCTAATTCTAATTCTCAAAACCTCTTTAAGTTTCAAGTTTTCATAATCACAAAATTCTCTTAATATAGGCATCACATTATTAATAACATTTTCATTTGAATTTACTCCTAAATTTGTATGTTTTACAGTATGATAAAAACCAGGAGAATATGTAATTCTTTTATTATTTGGCTGTTCTAAATTTTTATTAAAAATACTTGGTGTAAAATACCATGGAAAGTATTCATCATTTAACATATTATATAAATCATTAACAGATTTTTCTGAAAATATATTATTAACTATTTTGTAATTCGACATTGTGTATTTCATAATCAAATTCTTCTTCATTGTATATACTTATTCTCTCTCGGAAATGAGCTAGAGTATAATTCTCTTTCTCGTTATATGTTAAATCATCTGCAATATCGTATAAAGTAGCGGCCGACTTATCATCTTTTAATCTTAAACCTCTACCAATAGATTGTAAGTTTCTTATCCTTGATTTAGAAGGACTAGCAAAAATAATGTTATGCAAGTTCCGTATATTAATGCCCGTACTGAAAGTTCCATACGAAGCCACGATAATAGCGTTGTCTGATT